TTCCGCGACAAGCGGGGACCGCTCGCATTCCGCGACAAGCGGGAACAACTCGCCTTCCGCGACAAGCGGGGACAGCTCGCATTCCGCGACAAGCGGGGACTACTCGCATTCCGCGACAAGCGGGGACGATTCGATTGCGGCGGCGATTGGGGAACATTCACAAGCCAGGGCCGAAAAGGGGTCATGGATCGTGCTGGCCGAGTACGACAAAGAGCATCACGTTGTATGCGTAAAGACCGCCAGGGTGGACGGCAAGAAGATCAAGGCTGACACATGGTACACGCTCAAGGGCAAGAAATTAGTGGCCGCAATGGAGAAGCCGGGAGATGGGGAGTGATGAAACAACTATTGCTGGACGCGGCGCAACTGCTAGACGATTACCTAGCCATGATCTACCCCACCGAGTTTTCTGCGGCACAACTCGCGGCGGCGGCGCAACGCTTTTCAGAGGGCGGCGGGACGATAGCGCGGATCGCAAAGATGGGCGACAGGCTGAGGATGAACAAGACGTAGCCAAGGTGAATCTTTGCAGAAAAGCGTTGCACGGGTGTAACGGTTCTGATAGCCTCTGTACCTAAAGACGGTAAGACAGCGGGTTATCGCAACGCAGGCGCAAGACTGGGCACGGAGAACACGATATGAGAGGCACGACGGGATTCAGGGTAAAGGACAAAATGCAGGCGGCGTGTCTTTGGTGTGGCGCACCGTTCACGAAGGTCAGGGCTAGCCAGCGATTTGATTCCGATGCGTGTCGCATGAACTGGCACAACGAGGAAGTGAGCAAGGCCGTTCGCGGCTACTTGAAGGCTAAGGAAGAAGGCAAGATATGAACACGTCCACCGAACTAACACCCCGCGACATCGTAGAAGCCGCGATCAGCAAGCTCATGGCCGACACCCTGCTTTCGCCGTCGGCGCCGTTCTGGATGACGTTCCGGTCCTCGCTGTTCCGGGCGTTCCTGCTGGCAGACGAGCGGCTTGGGAATTGCTTGCGGGCGCAGAAGCAGGCGACTGAGGAAATCGGCAGGCTCGAAGGCTTGCTCAAGGCGGCGCAAGGCCAGATCGCGGAGTTGAATAACCAGATCGCGGAAGGGAGACTGGCGCAATGAAACCAGAACAGTGTACGGTGCCTGCCGGTTGGAAACTCATACCTATCGATTTGCAAGTGGTTGTTGGAACGGGTAATCCATGAAAGTACGATGCAAGAAAGCGGGTTGGTATCAGTGTTGCCACCACTGCCCATGCACGATGGAACACTACGCCGATGGGTGCCAGTTGTGGCATGAGTGCGCGTTTCAATCCACAGTCCGGGTTATGTGTGTCAAACAGAAACGTTCCAACGACAATGCTCACTCTTGCCGAGTGAGCGAAGCGAAGGAGGCATAGAGTGCAGCATCTGGTTGGCCATTCTGTAGTCTCCCTTTTCGCCGGGATTGGCGGCTTTGACCTCGGCTTTCAACGGGCCGGGTTTCGGGTGGTGGCGCACGTGGAGAAGGACGCCAACTGCCGGAAACTACTGGCTGCGAAGTGGCCGGACGCGGTTGCGCTAGATGACGTATGCACGGCGGGGGCGCATAACCTGCCACCGTGCGACGTGATTACGTTCGGATTTCCCTGCCAAGATTTGTCGGTTGCCGGCAAACGGGCGGGCCTGGCCGGAGGGCGTTCCGGTTTGTTCTATGAAGCGACGAGGATAATCAATGAAATCAAGCCTGCTTACTGCTTATTCGAGAATGTTCCCGGACTTCTCTCTTCCGACGGGGGACGTGACTTTGCAAGGGTGCTCATGGAAATGGACAGGATCGGGTATCATGGAGCATGGCGAGTGCTTGATGCTCAATGGCTCGGAGTGGCCCAGCGCCGCAGAAGGGTCTTCGGCCTGTTCTCTCGCCTCGATTCTGGAGCCGAGCGTTGCGCCGAAATACTATCTCTCCGCGAAAGCCTGCGCGGGCATCCTGCGCCGCGCCGAGAAGCGGGGCAAGGAGCTACCTACAGCGTTGCGCCATGCCTTGCAGCAAGTGGCAGGGGCACAGAGCGAACCGGAGAAAGCCGAGGACAAGACCCGGTGATTGCCTTACCCGCCGTCTGCGGCTCGCTGACTGACGGGGCGCACAACGGCGGCGGGTTGAACGGACAGGACGCATACACTGGGCGCGTGATCCCGGTGGTTGGATCGTTGTCATGCAACACCGGGCCAGCCGGACACGATGCGGGGAAATTCGCTTGCAACCAGGCGGTTGATGCGGGGCATCTGATTCCGGTGGCGTTTGGCGGCGACGTTGCCCGAACGCTGGCGGCGCGGCATGACTCCAGCCCTTGCGCCGACCGCGGCATGGACGTGGTGGCCGTGCCGGTGGCGGTCACGCAGAATAAACCGTTGACACAATCCCGCGAGACTGATACCTTGCTGTTGCAACCGATAACAGAAAGGATTAGTCATGCCAATGCCACAGAAGCCGACGCCGGAACGATTCTGCGCCTATTGCGGAAAACGTATGGAGAGAAAGCGTATGTCGAATGGCGAGATTCTCTCCTTGCTGCATTTCAACCGACAGAAGTATTGCGACAGGCTGTGTATGGTTCGGGGATGGATGGAGAAGCATTTACCGGAAACGAATCCGAGCAACGGCAGGACCAGGGCGAGGAAAAGGAAAGACAAAGGGCCGTGCGAATTGTGCGGGCGGGACGCAGCGCGGGATGTCCACCACAAGGACAAGAACACGAACAACAACACGCCAGAGAACCTTCTGCGGATTTGCCGTTCGTGCCACAACATGATTCACCAGAAACGCGAGCCGTGCAAGGTGTGTGGAAAACCGCAGAAGGGACTTGGATACTGCGAGAAGCACTATCAGCGCTTCAAGAAGTACGGCGACCCGCTCATGTTCAAGCGCAACCAGCACAGTCCGCTATGCAGGTTAGAAGATTGACGCCTCGATGTTGTGAGCGGTTGCAGGGCTTTCAGTGGAGATGCGATCCAACCGACCCTGGAGCATGGCAAGACGAACTTGGCCGCTGGTGGAGTCCAGATTACACGGCGGGCTTCTCCGACAGCAACCGCTACAAGATGCTCGGGAATGCGGTCTGCGTCAATGTGTCGGCGTGGATCGCGGGTATGATGGCCAACAACAAGCTCACACACGGAGGACCGACCCAATGACTCTCGAATCCACTGAAACGCTCGCCGGGCCTCCGTTGTGTGCAGCGACTGGTTCGGCCGTTGTGGCGCATCAATCGCAGCTTCCGCCCGCCATGAACAAGTTCCACAAGGGGAACGGGCAGGACGGGAAACACTACTGGCTGACTCCGTGGGATGAACCCGCGATAACTCAACTGATGGCCGACTACGGTCCGTTCGACTTCGACCCGTGCCCATGCCCGAAGCCTGACAACTTCGACGGGCTGACGTGCGAATGGGGACAGCGCAACTGGGTAAATCCGCCCTTCGGATCCATCATGCACATGGGCAAGAAGAAAGGCCCGACCGCATGGATGCGGAAAGCCATCGAGGAGCAAGCCAAGGGCAAACTCTCGGTGGTGGTCTATCCCGTGGACAAGTGGGTGCTGATGATGCTCAAGAGCACGGGAGCGGTGAACGTCCGAAACCTCGGGGACGTGCGCTGGCGGGCAACTGAGGACGGATCGAAGGGCAAAGGGACTGGACGCCACATCGCGGCGTTCATCCTTCTGCCGAACATGGCAATAGCCGTCACGACGCATAGCAAGGAGACCGATGGAACGAACACCGCTAAAGCGTAAGACCGGGTTGAAGCGCACCAACAGCCTCAAGTCCCTGAGCGACGAGCCGATTAAGAAACTCAAGCGGGAACTGGACACGCTCTGCTCGCAGTACGTCCGACTGCGCGATGACTACACCTGCGTTATCTGCGGAACACGAAATCCTACATGGACGAAGGGAGACTGGACCAGTGCGGAGTGTGGACATCTTTTGTCTCGTACCGTGTCGGCTCTTCGTTTTGACCTGCGGCCAGATGGAAACCTGCACTGCAATTGCCACAGATGCAACGTGACACACGGCGGCCAGCATTTCAGGTTCAAGTACACGGTAGACCAGTGGCCCTACGTCGCGTGGTATATCAACAAGTACGGCATGGAACGATGGGAAGCACTGCGCCGGGAAGGCACGGAGTCAAAGCTGTGGCATGGCGGGCAACTGGAAATGCTGATTGAGGAAACAAAGATTGCGCTGGCGCAACTGCGCGGACAAGTTGTGCCTCTATGCAAATGCACGTTCAACCAGCGCATGACGGGGGAGGGTTGCGCAATCTGCAATCCAGAAAAAGCGGGGGAGCCGAAATGAAACTCACGCTCGTCTTACTGGCGGCGGCAGTCACGGCAATGCTTCCCGCGCTGTGGGAGTGGTTCAGGGGGCCGAAGATATGAAACTGCTGGTCTTTCAGGTCGCGCTTGGGGTCGGCTGGATGCTTGCGCCTATCATGCTGGCCGTGGCGTGTAAAGTCTTGCGGTGGCAGACGGTGCTTAGGGTGCTGGCTTATGTGAGCCTTGTAACGGGCTGGGTTGCGATTGCGGCGAAGTTGTTTCTGCTGAAGTAATACGGAGGATCGACAATGAACTGGCAACCGATTGAGACTGCACCGAAGGATGAAACGCGCATCCTTTGCGTAATGGGTACGCGAGTGGAAATAGCTCAGTGGTATGCGGACAAATACACAAAAAGGCCGCGTCCATACTGGACAACGTGGGATCCATTCAGCAAGTCGCGTGACCGAGCGAGACAACCGCATTGGTGGATGCCGCTTCCTGATATGCCGAACGCCGAGGCTGACGGTTCGCGGGTACGCGATACCGTCCGGCCTCTGGTTGGCAATTCTCATTTCCCATCTACCGGATGTAGTCCAGTCGCCTTCACGAAGGACTTGCATTGAACACAGAAATAGGAGGTCGTGTTGTCGTCGTTGAGTCCGCGAAACGATATTGGGGATTTACACGCTGGGCAGTGTGGTTGGTGTGCCTTGTCCCAATACACGGCATCGCGCAGAGTCAGTTTGTCTTCACGCAGAAGGAGGTAAATCCAGCATGTTACCAATATGTTCAGCAGAATGGATAGTGCCAGCAGTAGTAGGATTGGCTTCGATGGCAACGTGCTCAGCCATCCAGAAGGCAAAGCGGTCCCTATTGCCGCGAGGGATGCGGTTAGCAGATATGCTAATGATCCAACTATCAGGGATTTACGTTGTTCTCGGAGGGTTGCTCTTATGGACTCTTTCATAATCTTCATTGCCAACAGCGCAATATGCGTTACGACGCATAGCAAGGAGACCGATGGAACGAAGAAGCTACGGGAGATCATAGAGAATCCATGGAAGGAAGGAAGGGAGGCTGGGGAGATGAAAGGCACCAATTGCCCGTTCTGCCGGTGCGATCCGGCGCATCAGCGCGTCGAAGAATACTGCGCGGGCGAATGGTACGTCGTCTGCGAGGTGTGCCGGGCGACCGGGCCGCGTTGTGACACGGAAGAGCGGGCACGGTGGTACTGGAATCAGAGTCACGCCAACGCTGCCGGTCAGACTCCGGCGGCCCACAAGGAGACCGTATGACTGAGAGAAACGCAACGCGGGCCGCCGGTAGTTCTGCACCGGCTTGTTCGGCCCCCTATGGATTCTGCCCGATCTGTGGCGCGAATGGCATCATCCGCGAGCGCCGCCCGGACGGAAACGACCGATGCAGCGCAGGGCACACTTACCCGTCGCGCAACTCCGTTGGCGAGGTCAAGCAGGCTCCGCCTGCGAAGTGCCCGACGTGCGGTAGGCCGAACAAAAGCAGCACCGGACTGGAGGCCCGAAATGACGACTGACAACGCAAACGGCGCGCGCCGGGCCGACAGTACGGTGCCTGCACTGGTTCAGTCTCCATTGGCGCGAGGACGGCGCTACCAGTTTGCCGGATTCAGTTCCGGTTTTCTGGTGAAGGCCGTGGCTTTTCGAGGACACCCAGAGGATGACGGCGCACTGCAAGGAGTGGCGATCCGCTGGACTGGATTCGGACGCGGCGGACGGAGTGGCGGCGGCTGGTATCCGTTCAAGACCGAGGCCGAGTTCTGGGCCGATTGCAGGTTCAGTAACGCTTACGATAGACCGAACGCATGGCCTCACGTTGAGGCGCGGAGCGCCGATAGCGTGCAGGCCGATGTTGGAACTCTGAATCAGGAGGACGCATGAACCGAGACTGCAAGAAGGCGCTGGCGCGAATCGCCAAGTTGTGCCGCGAGAACATCGCCGCGTTCGGGCCGACGTATGACCCGCGCTGGCCCCGAATCCCCGGACCCGGCGCACAGATGAAGGGCGCGAAATCCGAGGGCAACGGCGTAACCGACATGGCCCGCGAGATACTGACCGAGATCCGGTTGATTCGTCGGGAGCATCGTCGTTCCAACGCGACAAATCTGCCTCGGAGAGAAGCGGAGTAGGCAGCATTTGCTGGTTGGGCGTTTCCCCGTCCCGGCCAGCAACAACAACAGGGGAAAGGAGAACTGACATGAACGAGTTGAAGGCAGACATCAGGACGAAGGAAGTTTCGAGGGACCGCTTGCCGTGGTCCGAAATAACGGATGCCGAGAAAGTCGAACGGCTTCGCACTGTCATCAGGCAGGGACAAGAAGTCGCAGGCAGAACCCACGAGAAGCAACAGGACATCGAGGATACGCTGGAGACGCACCGACACGGTGTGGATGGCACGGTTTTGGTGCCAGCCCGTAACAATCGCTGTCGCCCGACGTGCGGCAGCGAACGATGCCAACCGGGCAAGGAATGGTTCTAAAACCCCACGGGCGGGGGAGGCGCAAGCCTCCCCTGTTCGACTGGCCAGAAAGGCGCGATGAGACCAATACGACAGACGAGGTTCAACAAGGGCGATGGCAACTGCTTTAACGCTTGCATCGCCACGCTGCTTGACCTTCCGATTGAGAAGGTTGACGTGATTTGGAACGAAGACAACTGGCTCAAGCAACTGGATGAGATTCTGCATCCGTTGGGATACTGCTTCATCGAATGGAACTGGGACAAGGACTCGCAACCGTGGCACTGGGTTGGGCCGTGCTACATGATTGCCACCGGCGACGGGCCGAGAGGGTGCAAGCACTCGGTCATCGTCCATCACTACATTGACCCTGACGACGGCAAGCATTGTGTTGTCAACCACTGGGACCCGCACCCCGATGAGAAGTACCTGAAAACGATATACTACGTGGGCGTGCTGTTCCCGCACTGGGAAGATATGCCCAACGACAAAGCTCACGTTCCAACTGGAGCGGAGCGGAAGGAGGTAACGTGAAGCACATTGTTCGCATTTTCAAATGGCTATTCGTTTTGATGCCCGCGCATATTCAACTTTGCGTTGGACTTCGTAAGATACAAAACCGTTTTGAGTGGATGGGGTTGAGGCGTGGTTGGAAGTGGTCTGATGCGAACGCAGCCGCTGACTTGCGGCGAAAGGAGAACGATGGACACGAAGAAAAGCGCGGGTGAGCAGTCAAGTCCAGTGGCTTGTTCGGCGTCCGACTGCTCCGAGTGCAGGCATTCGTGCGTGGAGTTTCCGCATTCATTCCTACACGCGGATGGTCGTCCATTCTGCGTGAAAGGCCGTCCGGTAACGGTTCTGAAGCTCGTCCAGTCAGAACGAATCCAGCCGGGGTGCATGAAGCCGAACGCCGGTGGTGAGGGGCACGGCGCTTCGCCGCGTACCTCTCCACCACTTGGTTCGCAGTCCGATTCGACAGGAGGGAAGTGACCATGCAGAAACTGACGATGGAACATGCAAGCGGTTTGCATAGGTACTGGACGCCATCTACGATCATGACCCCACAACCCCCCAGCTCAATCACCAAGCCCGATCGCAAGGCCGCTAACCTCAAGCAAGGCACGGTCCTGCTGGAATTCCCGGCCGCGCCCGAAATGGAAAATCCGCTGAACGGCGAATACTACATGCGCGGTGGCATCTGCTGGCCGCTCACGCCTATGTCGCCCAACGGGATCGCCGCGGGTTTCGCGGTCATGGTCGGGCTCAACGTCAAGAGCCAGGGCTGTATCGTATTTGACGAGCACGATTTCGTTGTTATCGACAACATCACGGACGACACGTCGAGCAAGATCATCAACGTCGGAGCAGGCTCGTTTTTCAACCGGTGCTGGTCCGACTTCTTTGCAGACACCTACCACATCGTACAGCCTGACGCCGTGCATCGTCCATACATGCTCGATTGCATTCGGTCAAAGTCAGTCCAGCCCAAGCCGCACTTCATCGCAGTTCCGGGCGAGACCGAAGACACATGCGAACGCAAAATATGGGAAGCCATGGCCGCCGGCAGACTCAAGTACAAGCGCGGTGGCATGGTGGCTACGGCCCTGGACCTGCGGCGCATTCAGCGCGGCAACAACCCTGGCCGCGTAGTCGTTGCATTGGGCGCGGCATTGACGGGCATTTCGTTGTATCCGCCGCGTCGCACATGAAACATGCTTGACATTCCATCCGTCGCATGTTACGGCTCGCAACGATAGTTACACAGAAGGCCAGTGAGCCTCGGCGACAAACTGAGAGGAACACACTTATGGCCGCCAACACCGTCTCCCTCGACAAAAACACGCTCGCCGGGTTCCTGTGGAATCAGCTCGACGAATTCCGGCAGAACCGGCAAGACCTCGAAGACAAGTGGAACGACAACTACGCCGCCTACAAAGCAGAAGTCGAGCCGAAGGAAGACCGGTTGAAGGAAGGCGAGGCCGAAGGCTGGCGATCCACAAGGTTCCTGAACAAGACCAAGCAGAAGATCACCTATGTCTACGCCTTGTTCATCGACATGATCCTGCAAGGCGGCAAGATTCCGTATATGCTCAAGCCCAGCCCGGCAGACTCTGACGCGGCGGCCCAGAATCCCGAAACACAGCAGAGCCTCGACGCGAATATTGACGACATGACGGATCTGATTGACCAGCAGCTTGCGGACTGCAAGGCCGACCGGCATCTCATGAAGATCGTGTTGTCAGGGGCAATCTATGGCGAGTACTGGTCAAAGAACAGCATCATCGACGTAACGCGCACGGGCTACACCAAGACCATGCCCGAAGGCATAGCGCCCGAAGCCCAAGCTGACCCGACATTGGCCTCTTGGGAATCCACGACAGAGACGCACAAGTCACCATCTCCGTGGTTGCCTTGTACAGTGTGGAGCATGTACTGGGACGTTGAGGACCCGGACTTGCAGGAAGGCGCCGGAGTCTACCAGGAGACGCCGGAATCTGCACACTGGCTACGCGGCCAGAAGGGCAAGAGCTATTTCATCAACGACCACATTGACTCCATCCTCGACGAGCTGACAACGGGCTCGACGAACACGAACACGATCGGCAAGAACACAACGGAACTACCTCCGCGGTTCCGCAATCTCAAGTTCCGCACGAGAAACGTGTTGTACGCTGAGTATTGGGGCCGTGTGCCGCGCAAGGTGGCCGACGACTTCGAGGCAGAACTGACGGCCAAGCAGTCGCAGAAGAATCCCGATTACTCCGTGCCGGACCTTACCGACGTGCTGGGCGAACGCGACAAGGCTGGTGACGAGGTTGAGATTATGGCTGGTGTCGTGCAGAGTGGACCCGACAAGACGCCTATGGTGATTCGCTACGTCAAGTTACCGCCGGGCAACAGGCCATTCAACCGTGGGTTCTGGGAAGAAGACCTCGACGCACTCGGCGGCATCAGTGTGGCTGACAACATGAAGCAGTCACAGGCGGCCCTCAATGGATTCGTCCGGGCGATGGAAGACAACATCAAACTGGCCGGCAATGTCATGGTTGGCGTCAAGCGCAGGTACATCACCAACATCGACGACATCGAAAAGAACGGCATGAAACCCGGCACGATCTTCGACATCAGCGAAGATTGTCCCGACGCCCGCATGGCCGTTCAGCAGATACAACTCAACGACATGATCAACGGCATCGTGGCTGGTCTGCAAAAGTGGGAACAGTGGAACGACGAGGAATCACTGGTCCCCAAGATCGCACAGGGCCAAGCCACAGCCGGAAATAGGACAGCCTATGAACTGTCAACGATGATGGAGAAGGCGGGCAAGTATGTGGGCGCGGCAATCCGTAACCTCGATGAAAGCACGATTGAGCCTGGCATCCAATACGTCTACGAGTACAACATGGACGACCCGAACGTGCAGGTGGGCAAAGGCAACTTCGTTGTCAACGCACTGGGCTTCACGTCATTCACCGACCGCGTTGTGCGCGTGAGCAAGATCATGCAGTTTATTTCGCTGTTGATGTCGAATCCAATGCTGGCGTCATACGGCAAGTGGTCATGGATCATCACGGAGATCGCCAAGTCGCTCGACATGGACCCGGACCAAGCACTCAAGTCTGAGCAGGAACGCCAGGAAGAAGCGCAGGCCGCGGCAGAAGCCCAGGCACAGATGCAACAGGCCCAGCAACAGGCGCAGGCCCAGCCGCCGCCGCCCGAGCCTCCGAATCCTTTGGAGATCGCGAAGACAGAGTCGGATGTCAAGGCGAAGGAAGCCGACACCGCACTCAAGGTTGAGAAGATGCGGATGGAGAAAGCGAAGTTCATCCGCGATCTTGAGAAGGGCGCCGGGAAACCTGAACAGGCATAATGAATCCAGCGTACAAAATCAAAGACCTCGTACCGGACGGATCGCAGTGGCGCGAAGTCATTGACGCCAAGGAAATCCAGGCCGCTCGTGTGATTCTCAAAGCCGCGCAGATTGCTCGTGACAAGACGGATCGCAGAATCCATGACAGTCCGTCAATAAATTGTGTTGACATGAAGAAGAGTGTATGTTACTTGCTCGGCATCATCGATGGACTCGATCTAATTCTGGAGTTGCCGACAGAAGTTAAGCGGTTGCAGGATGAGATAGAGTCTAAAACAAAATAACGCATTTAACCGAGAAGGCCCATGAGCCTCGCAATGAAAAACAAGGAGACAGCTCATGAAGAACGCCTTCCGGTCCCTCTGCGGTATAACCCTCGCTCTGGCAATCATATCGCCGGCCTTCGCGCTCGATGACCGCGAGAACTGGCTTCATGCTGGCGATAACGTCTTCGAGAATGGCAATGTTGATCTCAACGGCAATCTGACAATCACTCAAAAAGACGGTGGATTCCGGCTGACCAAGGATGGTGCAATCTCTACTACGTCAACGATCGAAGGCGTAGCTGGATTGCGTCTCGCTGGCATTTCAACAAACGGATCAACAGTGGCTTCTGTGGATTACGGTAATCTCCGCAAGGACACCATTGCTATATCCGGCACGTCGATCAAGCTGCCGAACAGGCCGTCGAGTAACGGAGTGTACAGCGTCAAGATAGGCGCATGGCCGACTGGTCGCATCTACGTTGTTGGTGTGATGATGGACGATTTCCGCATGACCACCAACGCGGCGTCGTTGACGTCTACCTCTCATGTGACGTATGCGCTTGGCACGGCCGCTGGAGCCAATAGCAGCCTGTCGGGCACGGCAGTCAATCTGTGTCCTACCGGCGCAACGGTACAGGCCACCAATACGTTTGACGCCTGCTTGGCATCTCCGGCGTCATTCGATGGCACCACGACTCCCGTAGAGATGTGGCTGAACGTGTGCGTGGACAGTAACTACGTCGCAACGGGCACCACGAATCTAACCTACGGAACGATTCGCGCTCATTCAATCAACCTCGGCGATTACTAGGCCGTAAGCAAAAGGGAGTCCGCACATGGCACTATCACGAGATCAGGCACTCAAGGAAGATATCAAGCGCGAGCTGAAGGCAGAGTTGCTGGCTGAGTTGCGCCTGGCACCGGTAGCGGCAGTTGCCGCACCTGTTGCCTCGCCTGCGCCCGAAGCGAAGACCGAGAAGAAGTCAAGCAAGGCCAAGTAGGTTGCATCACACAAGTAGTCGCTGAGTCACGAAGACCCGACGACCAAGGAGACGAACATGGCAGAAGCATCGACAATAGAAGCCCCAGAAGTAGCCGCTGCGCTATCGGGTCCGGTCGAGAACGATGACACGTTCCGGCAGGAATTCGAGAGCGAATCGGCTCCAGCCCAGTCTGCAACGCCGGCCAAGGAAGCCACCAACGAGCTGCCGCCGGCAGATCCAGCGGTAGCCACTGCGTCGGGTGCGGAAGACGGCGAGGATGGCAAGCCCAAGCCGGAAGCAACGCCTACTACTCCTGTCCCCAGCGAATCTGCTGACGAGAAGTGGATGCGGGAACGTGCCGAAACATTGTCGAAGAAATCCTCTACTCCTGCGCCCAAGGATGACAATCCAGCCGCGCCCGCGGTATCTGACCGTGAGAAGCAGTTGGAATCTGAGATTGAGACCCTGCGGCGCGAAATCGCTGAAAGCTTGACTCGGACTGGCGCGTCGGCTCCTGCACTGGATGATCCGGCCCAACTCGTAGACAGCCTGCCCGACGGCGATCTCAAGAACACGGTCAAGACTGTGGTTGGCGAGTATCCCGAAGTCATGCAAGCCGTTGTGGCGTTGGCGACCATGATTGCCAAGAAGGGACAGGCGCCCGCAGATGGATCGCTGAACGAAGCCGTGGCCGAAGTCAGGAAACAGCATGACGCGCTGGCCTATGAAATCCAGAAGACGCAGTTCTGGAACACCGTCGAGCGCGGTGTCCGGGACGCCGAAGGCAATTACGTCAAGGGCCACCCGGACGCCCAGGAAATCGTGAACACCAAGGAATTCGCGGAATGGCAGAAGCAGTTGCCACCGATGATGAAGAAAGTCGTGGGTTCATGGGATGGACTCGACGGCATTCGCGTCATCAGCGCGTTCAAGGAAGCCCGCGCAAGGACCGTCAAGGCAGGCAAGGACGCCGTGTTAGCCGACAAGAAGGCCAAGAAGGACGGACTGCTCGGTGATTCGCTGAAGGATGAAAGCGGATTGCGGGCCTCGCGTTCGTCGTCGACAAGCATTGGCGATGACAAGCGGGAGTTCGAAGATGAGTTCAACAAAGCTTGATAGCCGCAAGATTGTGGTTGTGGATCAGTCTCAGGAAATGCGCTGTCCACAATGTAACAAGCTGGCGTTCAAGGGTAGGCTCGGACCCGGAACCGAGATAGAGATTCAGTGTCGTAGATGTTACGACGCGGAAGGCAAGCATTTCTTTTTCAGAGTGAGACAGATGTAGTTAAACATAATACTCACCAATGAGCCCGAAGGCCGTCGAGCCCCTGCGCGTGTGAGCAAACAAGCACAAGGAGACGACGATGCCTATAACGACCTATGGCGACATTGGAAGCCGCACGGCCGCTCGTGTGGCGAAGAAGATGCTCGAACGCGGCAAACACCTCATGTTTACCGAGCGCTTCGGGCAGTTTGATCCTCAGGGCAAGAACAAGACCAAGACGGTCAAGTGGAGAAGGTTTGAGCCTCTTGCTCGCGCTACGGCCCCGCTGGCTGAAGGCGTAACTCCTCCGGGGCAGATCGTCCGTATTACGGACGTTGAAGCCACACTGGAGCAGTACGGTGACTGGGTTCAGATCACGGACGTGATCGCGGATACCCACGAAGACCCGGTTCTCGATCAGATGTCAACTGTCTGCGGCGAGCAGGCGGCTGAGACCGTCGAAGTGGTGCGTATTGCCGTCCTCAAGGCCGGCACGAACGTCTACTACGGCGGCACGGGCACGACACGGGCAACCGTGAACGGCACGATTACGCGCGGGATGCTCCGCAAAGTCGTACGCGGCTTCAAGCGCAACAAGGCCATGGAAATCAGCCAGCTCATCAAGGCTTCGTCTCAGATTTCTACAGAGCCCGTGGCTCCGGCATTCTGGGCGATGGGTCACACGGACCTCGCGCCTGACATCCGTGGCGTCCCCGGCTTCGTTCCGACCGAGCAGTACGCGGACTCCGGCAAGGCCATCGAAGGCGAGCTGGGCAAAGTCGAGGGCGTCCGGTTCCTCCTGAGCGCACTCTGGGACCCGTTCAACTCGGCTGGCGCGTCGGGCACAACCTACCTTAGCGGTGGGTCCAAGGTGTCGGTTGCGGCGCCCTGCGACGTGTATCCGCTGGTAATCGTGGCGCGTAACGCCTACGGCATCGTGCCGCTGGCGGGCTCGAATGCCATCACGCCTGCGGTGTACAACCCCGGCAAGCCGGTTCCTGGCGACCCCCTGGGTCAGCGCGGGTTCGTGTCGTGGAAGACCATGCAGGCCGCGGCGATTCTGCAACAGCTCTGGGCAGCGCGTTGCGAAGTCGGCGCCACTGCTGAACCTACCTGATGATGGTAGGACAAGGGTTTCAACTGGCGATTGACGCCAAAGCGCCGATCTCCCCCGCGCAGTAGAAGAGGGGAATGCAAGGAGAAGGCACAATGAGAAGTATCGAAGCAACATACAACAGCACGGGAGCGGCATATTACCTGTGCATCGGGTTCATTCCTGACTGGGTTGACATCATCGCGGTTGGCGACGCGGAAGTGGCTCATGCTCACTGGAGCAAGGGTTTCACGACCGCGGCGTCTGACAACGGCTTCATGGAACATGGCGGCTCGCAGGCGACCAGTCTCTATACGGCCGGTGCAGGCATTGAGCCGTATGAAGGCGGCGACCAGATGACATCCACGATCCAGACGACAGTGGCGTATGGCGACGGCGTCTATCTGGGCTGGGACGAAATCGGAGACTACAAATCCAATTCGTCTTACGGCTACGAAGACGAAGCCATTGCTTCGTGGACGCTGGACACGACGGCGAACCGGACTGGTCACTTCAACAGTGACGTGCCGGCGAGCGGCAACAGGATCGGCGAGGGAAGTCGCATCCTGATCAAGGAAGAAGCCGGCGGCGCCGAGAAGGAAGCCGTAATCGAAGTGCTGACAGCCGGACAGGGAATCAGTGCTGACGAAGTGACGCTGAGTCGCGCCGTGAAGAGCGGTACGATTTACCGCATCACCGGGCGCTGGGATCTGCTTCCGATCGCGATCGGCAAGGTTGCCCCCGCGGGCATCAAGATGAGCGCGACCACGGACATCAACGCAAACGACGAACGCGCACTGATTCGCGCTGGGTCGTTCGACAGGTGTTCGAGCGGCAGGTAGGAGTCAACGCAGAATTGCAGGTGCGCCCTCTTAACCGGGGGCGCACCTTTTCTGCACAACAAACAGGAAGGGTTCACAATGAGTAGCCAAGAGCCGAAGAAAGGCCAAGAGCAGACCGGGTTGATCGTTACGATGGCGGGCCGCCCATTCAGCACAGCGCAGGCCGCCGGGCTTGTGATGGGAAAGAAAGGGCTGAGTCCCGAGACTCACGAGATCGTACAGGTCCAGGGTGGCTTTGCGATTTCGCAGAAGAACGACTTGCCTCCGCAACAGCCGAGCCAAGTCAGGATCAGTCCGACGGTTGAGTCGGGCGCAGTAGAGAAAAGCACGTTGGTTGCCCCGGCAGTCGAAAAGGTTGCCGAAGAGAAGGTCTTCTGGGGCCGGTTCGCTCCGAAGTCGAAGGAAAGCGATTCCGACACAGTAGTCCTCAGCGTCAACGGTGAAGTCGTCCAGATGGAGCGCGACAAGTTGGTGCCATTGCCGGAACGCTACTGGGATGTTGCCCGTAACGGAACATACCCCCAGTACAAGCAGTTGCCGGGCATACCACGCAAGGTCGTGGCGAAGATCAGGACATACAATTTCGAGATTGTGCGAGAAGGCACGTGGGCCGAGTTCGAGGCCGAGCGTAAACAGGGAACAACGCGGACCCGAGAAGCAATGGAGCGTGAACAGCAGATGGCTGAGATGGCGAACCAAGCCAATATGGCACAGGTCTGATCTGCCGCTGCCGTTATTTGTCGGTGCTTGCGAATGAGGTGACGCCAATGACGGTGAGCGAATTCATTGCGCTAGGTGAGCGACAGATAAAAGATGCGGTTGGCACAAGGCGTTGGGGCACAGCCGTTTGGATCACATACCTTAACACCGCACTGAAACGCCTCTGGGGTTCACATCCCGAGGCGTTTTACGTGTCCACTGTTGTCACGTCGTCGCCGACCGACATCGCCAGCACGGCAACGGCAACGGTCATCCCAGTACTCGACGAGTATCGTGAGACGTTGATACACGACGCATGTTCTTGGATATTGAGCGAAGACAGCGAATCCGCTGGAAACATGGCTCAGTCAAACCTGCACTACCAGAAAGCATCGGGGGCATAACATGCAAGGCAAAATGAAATGCTACACCGACTTCTACGAGTATGTCATGACCGAGTTGCCGTCTTGCGGGAAACCGCTTATCGAGCAGAAGCTAAAACAGGGCGCGCGACGGTTCTGCTTGGCGTCTGAACGCTGGGTTGTAACGCTTGAATCTCAGAACCTTGTGGCTGAAGAAGATGAGTACGTTCTGGATTGGAGCCGCATTTGTTCTGACGTGATTCGTATTGACGAAGTCCGGTTCAACACAGAAGACAACGCCGCTCTTGGCAAGCCCGGCACCGTACAAGACGCGGAGAACTACGACTTTGATCCCCCGGACATCCTGAAACTCAGGTCCACGATCATCCCGGCGTCCGACGAAACCAATGGGCTGGAAGTCAACGTCGTCATGGCGCCGCGTATCGGCGAATGGCCGTTCAACTACAATGACCAGACGCGGGCCTTTCTGAATCTCTGGGCCGAAGGCATCATTGCAAGGGCCATGTACGAACTGTTGCGAATGCCGGGCAAGAAGTGGAGCGATAACGGACTGGCCGGCCAGTACCTTGCGGACTACAACGACGCCGTGACAAGGGCCAAGTGTGAAACCAGCCGAAAACATGTTCGGCGTACCACGGGATTGCGAGGCTGATATGGCAGACATCACATGGACAGTAGACGATAGGCCGATTCGGTACTTCCAGTTATACCGCCTTTACAACGAGACGGTCTATGACCTTTCCGACAGTGGCGTTGTCGTAACGGCCAAGTTCAGGGCTCGCGGCGACACCGACGAGAGCCTGTGGGAAGCCACTTGCACGAAGGTCAAGGCCGAACAGGGCATCGTCAGTGTCCAGGTGCCGGCATCCGGGCTTGACGTTGATCCAGGGTCGTATGAGTTGGAGTTCACCGTAACGGACAATTCGCTCCCGGAAACCGTGCTTGACATCATCACGGTAAGGGTCAATCAGGAATTTCCTGACGCATAGGAACAGGAGGCCAGACATGGGTACGTCATGCAATACATCCGAAACGGGCATCGGCATATCGGTACTGCCCATCACGCAACTTGACGCCATTCTATCCGTGGCCGTCGTGGGACTCAAGGCAACGGTGTCAATCGCCATGCCTGTAGCCGATGTCTACAAATACAGCTTGTGGCTTTCTGATTCAGCAACGGACCCCACGCCAAGCCTGACTACGCCGACAGAACCCGTACAGACGGTATTTGAGGGCTATACCGCGGCCAACGGCACCAAGTCTATCGAGTTCACGAATTCAGGTGCAGCTCGTACGTGGTATCTCTGGGGATACTTCCAGCGAATTGATGTCAGTAGCGCGATAACGGCGGGGGTGTAACATGACGAAACTTAGAAAAGCAATGGCGATATGGACGATTCTCGTGGTGCTTGTTATGGCAACCATAGGCTTGACAGCGTTTGCCCAGTTCTCGGAGTGGGTATCGAGCGATATTCTGGTCCGCAACTTTACGGCAGGCGGCACGAATCGGGTATCGAGCGAGATCATGACCATTCTAGGCAAGGTCTCGAATCGCCAGTACAGGCTGATCTTTGACGGCGGCCCGTGGACGATCAATTCAAGCATTGGCTTTCCCACCAATGTCAGCGTAGCCGTGGCGCGGGATTGCTACTTCAATATCAGCGCGGGGAATATCGTAACATTTTCCAACAACGTCTTTGACGCCGGGCCATATCAGGCATTTGCGGGCATTGGCAGCGCAACTGGCGCGGCATCTTTCCTGTACCGCTGGACGGAATGGGGCGATGTCGGCAGGTTCAACATCGGCAGTGGCGTACTGGGTCAAGCTGTTTCGCTTACGCAGAGTTTTACGATGGTCTCCGGCACGACCGGAACCTTTCAGTGGGTAGTGGGCGGCACCAGCACGTTAGTCAAGGCCATAATCACAACTTCCGTGGTGGATAATGCCGTCGTAGGCACCAGCACCCTCACAAAAGCGACTGTAGGCAACCTCGCGGCCACAACCGTAACGATCAGCGGTGGCACGGCTACGCTGCAAACCGTAACGGCGAGTCAATTTGCTGGCGGCACCGTAGACGTTTACCGCGTAACCGCCAACGAAATCAACTCTGAGAACGGCGGCAACTTCAGGCTCGATCCCACAACCAACGCCAGCGTGACGTTCACGACAGCCGATAGTTACGCCACTATCCAGAACAAAATCAGCTCGTACAACAGGTTCGTACCGGCTGACCGATACATCGTGGTGCAGTTTGGCGACGGCGAGTACTTCTTCACCAACGCCATTGTATTCGAGGGGTTCTATGGCGGCGGCACGATTTACGTCCGAGGCAACCAGTCGGAAACCGGCATAGCACACACCAATCAGGCCGTTATCTTCACGTCCACAAATTACAACGGCAACTGTCTGGAACTCAAACGGAACTCCGTTGGCTTCGAGGTAGACCGCATCAAGTTCCAGGTCTACAACAACAGTGCGCCGGCCACAAACTACAACGCCGGGGTGTGGGCGCTTCGCAATTCCGACTACATATTGGTTCAGGGATGTAGCACCATAGGTCAGGTCACGAATTTCGGCTACGGTTTCCGCGCGGATTACTCGGTGGTGGCGTCAAGTTCAAACGTGGCGGGAACAGTCAAGTCGGCGTTGCACGGCCGCCTGTTAGCAGGAATATACAATAGAGGTTCGGTTTCAACTGGTGCCGTCATGTACGGAATTGACCTAGCTGGCGCAAGTTATGGATCAAGCTGGGGCGACGAAAGCTCGCCCACCGGCACAGTAGCCAACGTCTACACGAATGAAGGCGGCATCTGGCCGCATTGACAAATCTTTGCATTTAAGAAGGGCGCATGAATGAAGTTCTCAATACTCAACTTCCAAGGACTTCGACCGCGAATGTCTCCGCGCCTATTGGGCGACGGCGAAGCCCAGAAGGCCGAGAACTGCGACCTGCTTTCTGGCAAACTGGGTGCAATCAAGGACGTTGGCGATGTAACAACGTTGCCCGACGCTTTGAGGTTGTCGATCTTCAAGTATGGCTCAAGCTGGCTCAGTTGGGACAACTACGTTACCGTGGTACAGAGCCCGATTGACAACGATCTCTACGACCGCATCTACTACAGCGACAACAGCGTACCGAAGGTCCGGGGAACCCTGGGCGAGTACGACCTGGGCCTTCCGGCGCCCACAGCGGCCCCAGTCTGTGCGGCAGTAGCCAAGGCTTCTGTGCCGTGGACGCGGTCATGGGGCTACTACTTCGAGAACAGCGCCGGGACCGTGACACAGCAGGGTACTCTCGTTGAAGGCACGGCGGCAACGGAAGTCGTGGAAGTGATTCCCGGCAAAAGCTACACGCTGGCTACAATGCCGACTCGCGTAACCGCGGGGGCCAGTGACAAGTTCGCAATGTGGTTCGACGCCTACGATTCCAACAGCTCATGGCTTGGCCGCATTTATCCCGACATCAGCGCATACAAGGGCACAACCGACTTCTATCTCGACGGCGCGGCGGCATCGGCGGCCCAAGTCAACTCGACGGCATCGCCCAATGTCACCTACGCTCTGACCTATGACACCAGCAGGGCCAGTGACTACAAGGTAGACCGGTTCTACGTCTACACATACCTGAGCGCCTATGGCGAAGAAGGTCCGCCAAGCCCGGCCTCGCTTGTGGTATCCGTGGATCCTACGCAGAACTGCAATATCAGCGGATTGCCAGCGGCGGCGCCGTCCGGCAACTACAACATCACGAAAATCAGGCTGTATCGCACGATAACGACCGAAGGCGGTACGGCATATCAGTTGGTAGTGGAGCAGGCTATCGGCACAACGACCTATGCGGATTCCAAGAAGGATTCATCTTGCGGGGCATTCCTGCTGTCTACGGAATGGGACGCGCCGCCGACCGGGTTGACCAACTTGGTAGCCGTGCCCGGTGGATTCCTCGCGGGCTTCGTGTCTGGCAAGCGCACCGTGTACTTCTCGGAACCCGGTTATCCCCACGCATGGCCCGATTACGGCCTTTCCGTGGATTACGACATCATCAGCATCGCCGTGACAGAGAATACCGTGATTGTCGGCACCAAGGGCGCTACCTACGCGCTTACAGGCACGAAGCCCGACGAGATGTTCAAGACCAAGATGGCAATGGAACAGTCGTGTATCAGCCAGCGTAGTATGGTCACGGTCAATGGCGTCGTGATCTACGCAAGCCCGGACGGCCTCGTAGCGTGTCGGGGGCCGAATGGGAACCTGATTACCGAGCCGTTCTACAAGCGCGAACAGTGGAATGCGCTGTTGCCAAGTACCATGATTGCCGCCGAACACGACGGCATTTACTACGCATGGACTACGGCCTACAGCATCATCTTCAACTTCGCGGAAGCCTCAGCGGCCGTCAGCACAACGAGCATTCAGCCCACGGGCCTATATGCCGACCTCGAAACCGACACGCTGTACATGATTATTGGCGCGGCAATCAAGTCGTGGCGGGGCGGCGCGGCAAATCTCACGGGCACATGGAAGTCGAAACTGTATCAGATGGCGAAGCAATGGTCGCCCGCGGTTGTTCAACTCATCGCCAACAGCTATCCACAGACCGTCAATATCTACGCCGCCGAAGCCGCAAGCCCGGTGCTGGCCGTGACGATCGCTGGCGAAGAAGCACAGCGCATCCCGCTCTTGCGGAACGAAAAGGCATGGGAATTCGAGATCGTCTGCAATGACGACGTGCATTCGCTCGTGGTAGCCAACGACATGACCGAGGTGGTATCGTGACCGAGATAACAAAAAAGGGCATCGTATCGGTAGGCAACGTCAGAGACCCGGAAATCCGGCGAGTCCTGAGTTCTATCGTGGAAGCCCTTCAGATGATCCAGGGCGCACAGGGCAAGCTCCGGGACCGGGCAGTGCGAGTATCGGACCTTGTGGACCTTGGCATACTGGCGATTTCGGATCAGGACAATCTGTATGACCCGTCCAAGCCGGTAGTTGATGAGTTCCTTGAACACCTGCTGGCCCCCAGCGGCTTTACCGGCATCTTCGCCTGCATCGAAACCACGACAGGACACACGATTCACATCCTCGTCGAAAACGGTGAAGTCATTGGGTACACAGGCAGTTTTGACGTAGTCGTGACCAGCACGGGGGCAACCGATACCGTCGTAGTTGCATCGGGCCTGTGTTCGCCCAGCGGCACCTACGACGTGACGGACCCGCATACCAGCACGACAATGACCATGACGATAGCGGATGGGAGGATTTCGCAAATCATATGAAAATACTCACGACAATTCTGGTGGCTTTGTGTGTGCCTTCGCTGGCGATAGCGGCTTCAACGAACAACGAGATTATGGTTGTTGACCCCACTACACGGGTACAGAAGAACGCCGCCGTTTCCCTCACGAACCCCACAAACCAGTTCGCCGCGACAACCGGCCGCTTCGACATCGTCCTACTCAACGGCGAAAGCACCGTGACCAACGCCGCCGCTACGGTAAGGCAGGCAAGCTCTGGCACCAACACGCTATGGATCGACACCACGAACCTCGTTGCGATCAGCAGTAACGCCGCAGAGACCCGGATCGTGCAAGCCACAAACGGCGTAGTCACTGGCAACAATACGTTCAGCGGTAACAACACGTTCAGTCAACCAGTCGTAGGCGTGGACGCCAACGTGACAAACGGCTTCGTCACGAAAAACCAGTTAGATCAGTCGCTCGTGTCCCCGCTAGTCGTCTACATGGCCAACACCAAGACACTCATCCATACCAACTTCTTCGGGCCTACCAACAACACATATCTATGCTATCAGCCAGTTTCCACACTAGGCCCGAATGCGTGGACAACGAACGCCGCGCAGACCAACGGCGCATATCTGTTCGCATGGGGTTGCACGAACACCGCGTATACATCATTGCCGGATCAGGAGATTTCAGGGACGCTCTGGTGTTCTGAAAACGGGGCAGGCACTATCATCGGCAAGATGGAGTTCTACTTGCGCGACCGCACATCGGGCTTGCTCACGGAATGGGGCGAAGGCGGTACTGTTTTCACCGTGCCAGACAACGCTACGCCACAATCCGTGCTATATTCAATACCGATCTCGCAGATTCAGACGAACGCCTTTGACCTGTGGGCGCGATTCAAGCGTACCAGCGGCACGGCGGCGGCGGGCATAGAAATGCTCGTCGGCACCGGCACGAACATGGCGAGCCATTTCGGATTCAGCGTTCCATCGTCGGTTCTCATGGCTCCGTATGAGACCATCGCGGCGCACAATGCCGATACCAACACCTTGCAGGGCAACATCAACAGCCTGACGGCCCGGACAAACATCTGGAACGTGCATCGCGAATCGTTCGCTGTCGTGGGCGCAACAAACGGCATGGCCGTAACGTGGTTTCCAAAGACTAACGCGACGCTCCGGCGCGTGTCTTCGTACATGCGCGCAGGCCCGTCCACGCTTGGCTATCAAGTGGACTACTTCGCCAACTGGAGCAACAACACCGCCGCAACGTGCGCGAGTCAACTCACCGCCAACGCGGCTGGCCTGAATACCACAGCATTCTATACCACCGCACTTGGAGCCGATTCCCGGTTGTGCGTGTGCATCACGAATGTTGGGACGTGGAACGCTACAAATCAATGGAGCGGCTTTATCGAGGTGAGTTACCCATGAAAACCCGAATTGCAGTTTTGCTCTGCGGCTGTCTGCTTGTCGCTTGCGTAGCGGCAGGGGTGCAGATGCTTGTTAACCCGGCTTGTTATTTGTCGCAAGGCCCCAGCGGTCCCGTAGCCACCTTCACTTTCGGCATTCAAGCCAATACAACCAACGTGCCTCCAACAATAACAGCGGCTACTATCACCAATTTCGGGCCTGAGATATTGTGGACTGCTCCTGATGCAAGTACTACAAATACCAAAACCCCGCCATTTACTTTCTTCACAAACGCAGGCCAGTACACGCTCACAATAAGTCAATGGCCCAAAGTAACTGCGTATAGTTTCAACCAAGCGACGGTACGAGCATTCGTAACCAATGTGACTATCAGTGGCGTCTCTAATTCGCAGACGGCACTGGCTTCAATTTCATGGGCATACAACACAAACCGCTTTGGCTGGAGCAATGCCGAGTTGTTGCCGGTTTCAATAAACACGTTGAATAGTTCGTGGCGCGATTCTGGTGTTACAAATATGCCAGTTGTGTCTAATTTGGTACGCAACACTTCTCTTGACCGCACCTTCAACGGTTGCTCTGGTCTCACTGGTTCGATGTCCGATTTCTCCACGATGGTCCTCAACACTTCTCTTGGCTACACCTTCCAAAGTTGCTCTGGTCTCACGGGTCCGATGTCCGATTTCTCCACGATGGTCCTCAACACTTCTCTTAGCGCCACCTTCAACGGTTGCTCTGGTCTCACGGGTCCGATGTCTGATTTCTCCACGATAGTGAGCAACACTACTCTTAACACCACCTTCAACGGTTGCTCTGGTCTCACGGGTCCGATGTCCGATTTCTCCACGATGGTCCTCAACACTTCTCTTATCGCCACCTTCCAAAGTTGCTCTGGTCTCACGGGTCCGATGTCCGACTTCTCCACGATGGTCCTCAACACTTCTCTTAGCGCCACCTTCTCCGGTTGCTCCGGTCTCACTGGTTCGATGTCTGATTTCTCCACGATGGTGAGTAATACAACCTGTTCTGAAACATTCCGTATGTGCTCCGGCCTTACAGGCAACGTCTCCAATTTCGCCACAATGGTTAAATGCACAACCTTTCACGACTGTTTCCGTTCCTGCTCTAACCTCACAGGCTCAGTTGGCAATTGGACTCCTTGGCGCACAAACATCGTAGACTTCGACTGCTACAATTCAAAACTCACTTACACCAACCGACCCGGATGCTTTGCCAACAACATCAAAACAAACGGCTTCACAATGCGGTGGGATAACTGCTCGCTGGTACAAGATGACGTGTCTCAAATCCTGATTGACCTCGACAATTCCGGTGCAACTAACGGCACCATCAATGTCGGCGGCACCACAGTGGGCATTTCAAATCAAGCGGCTAACGCGGCAGGGTATGTGGCGGTTACAAATCTTAGGGCGAAAACATGGACTGTGACGGTGAATTAACATGAAAACACTATGCACCATTATCGCCATGGCGTTGATAGCAGTAGTCAGCTACGGACAGGCAACACTCTCCGCAGATGTCGTTGTCAACAGCAAGACCAATATCTTTACGTCGGCAAAAGGCAAGGTGGTAACGGATTACAGCTCATCGAAAATCGAGTGCTGGCGATTCGTGCACAACGGCAAGGCACTTGTGCTGGAGCCGTACTTCACCGGAAGCACGACGTACACGCCGCACAAGATCGTGGAATGCAAAACCCTGCAACTTGCCATTGAATCTATCATTGCGCTGAAGCTGACAATGACCGACGACCAGAAGCGTGAGATTGAAAGCCAAGCCAAGTCGGCAAGGATAGACCTTGCGAAACTGGGCTGGACTGTCCTGGCAGACAAATAACAGAGCGGCACAAGGGGAAAGAGGGAGAGCATGACAGAGGCAACTGACAATGTGATTGAAAGAGAAGCCGAGGATATCATTGCGGACCTCGACGCAAAGGATTGTGGACCCGCCGGGCATAGTTCTGTTGTCCGAGCGCAGAAGTTCACGATCCGCCATTGCATCGCGGTACGCAAGGACATCGGCGAACTGTCCGAAGCCGTGAGTTTGTTGCCCGCCGAAGTCGCAAAGCAAGTCGCCAAAACCAACGGCCACGGAAACGGCAACGGCAGGCGGACCCTCACGCTTCCCGGTGGGGCCAAGGTGCAATTCGCGGACAAAGATTCACTGCGCGACATCAACAGGCTTATCCTGCTGATTTCCGTGTTCTACCTCATCTACCTCATCGGCTCGAACAAGATCGCCATAGGGAACATAGCACATGAATCTAATCTCGCACTGTCACGAACTGCATCTGTTTCTCAGCCAGCTTCGGGTGAAGCTCGAACGCCTTGAGGGGCAAGTTCAAATGACGGACGCGGCACGAGCAACGCTGGCGGCGATACGCACAGACATTGACGCGATGGACAAGACGCGAGCATGGCGTGAGGAGTGCGAGATGGCAGCGGCGCATAACGCGAGGATTGGAACATGAGCGAGTTCTTGGGCAGGCTGGTTCTCGAAGAGATACCACACGACAAGTTGCAAATGGTCGTGTACTTCGACTTCGCTTTCCTCGATTCGGATGGCAGGCTCTGGCCGTGCTTCAGGGGCGACATCATCGACGGCGCAACAATCCCCCGCTTCGGCTGGACCATCTTCGGAAGCCCCTATACGGGCCTATACCGCCGCGCCGCCGCGCCACATGACACGGCATACATGTATCAGTTGCGTTCGCAGATAGAGGCAGACAGGATGCTCAGGGAAGCCGCCAAGTGCGACCGTACCGGCAAGGCAATGGCGTGGATCATGGAACGGGCTGTGCGGAACTTCGGGTTGTCGGCGTGGAGAGACCTTAACCAAGGCGATCACAACATTGACCTTGTGCCGGACGAAGTACGGGCCATGCCCTGTGACGTGTTCATTCCACAGCAGTACCGGACGGAACTCGCGGCGTTGAAGGAATATTGCTTTGACCGCTACGCGCTGATGCTGATGATGCAGGCGAAGCAGGGAACCTAAAAACATGATTGACAAATAGGAAAAACAGAGTAAAGCAACATATCAACGTCTCTCCATGAGCCGCCATGATGGCCGATAGGGACAAGGAGCGCTATCATGGGCAACTGGTCACAATCGCAATGGGATTCATTTCCGAATTCACGACAAGCGTTAATCTACAATCACCAGCAAGGCCATGTTGCACTCACGACTGGCGGCGAAGGACAGCCGCGCAATATGCCGTATGTTGACGCATACATCGCCTTCACGAAAGACCCCACCAATTCCGCGTTACAGCAGAAAATGAACAGCTTGTACGGCGGCGACTTCGTATCAGCCGGAGGCTCCAGCGGAGGGACTGGCGGGAATCGAGGTGGCAACGATCCGAGGACGATGCCTGCTCGGAATCCGGCCCCTACGACCATAGGGAGAGACGACTGGAAGAAGTTGCCAGCCGATCAGCAGAGTCAATACAGGACGATCACTACTTCCCACGGCGTGTATTACACACTCAAGTCACCGTATCTTCCGAACTCCACGTCAGACGGAACCGGACCAGGCGGCGGCAACCGCGTTAATCCCGTGCTTCCCGGCGGAACCAGAGACCAGCAAGGCAACTACGTCAGTCCAACATCAGTCTCTGGCGTCAATAGTGGCGGAACTGTTCCCGGTGGCGGCGGTTCATATCTACCAGCCCAAGACGTGACGCCCACACAGGGTACGCAATTCCAGTTCAGCAATTGGATGGCCCGCATGGATGCCTACGCCAACGAGATCAAGGGCATTCAGAACTCGCAACTCAAAACTGCCGACAAGATTGCCAAGATTGCTGAAACCCGCAACAACTTCGAGATGGAACTTGCCAAGAAGCAGGAGGGCCGTTCCGAGGACTTGTGGAACCGCTGGAAGACCGTCTATGAGCCGCTTGAAACCCAGTTCGTCAAAGAGAGCCAAGCTGGTACGCCACTCGACTACGCCGCAGAACGCGCCGGGGCCGGGGTCAAGCAGAAGTTCAACGAACTTGGGCAGGAACAGGAAGCGGGCCTTCTCAGTGCAGGGCTTTCCTCCGCAGACCCGACGTGGCAACGCGCACAGCGTTTGCGCGACATCGCCGGGACAGCCGCACAAGCCGGGGCCATGAATACCGCACGGGACACAACCCGCACCGAGAACTGGGACAAGAAGAAATACGCCGTCGGTCTTGGCGAACCCTATGCAGGCAAGGCCGTGTCAACTACGGGCTCTGCGGCGGGCATGACCGCTGGTGGCTTGTCGGGCCTGAGTTCCGCCGAACAAGGTTACACCAGCGCGGCAGGTACGGCCAGCGACAGGGCTGGCTTGTACACGAGCCCGTACAGCGGCATGATAGACTGGTATGGGCTCCTTGAAAAAGGCGCATCGAACGTAAAGGCCGCTAAAGAAGGAGCTAAAGACACAACCCTTGATTGGCTCAAATGGGCCACCGGGTAGAACAAGGAGATCGCTATGGCCGGAGGACTATTATCAGCGTTTCAAACTTTGCGTAGCAACCGACGCGAGAATGAGGAAACTCGTCGCGTTCGCGAGAAAGAAGACGAGCAACTTGAGGAATCCAGATTCCCAAGAGCGATTAAACAGTTGAAGTATGGGAACACCGACGGCTTCCTCGACATCATGAATCAGGGCAAGACCAAGAACAAGTGGGTAACGGTTAAGCCAGCACAGGACGACGCCGGGCAACCGACAGGCGGTTTTGTCGCAATAGACGACGCTGGCCATGTGTCCCTGATGGAGCCCGAGAACATAGCCTATGCGCTGTCTGAGAAAGTAGACGATCCTCTTGAGGAAGGCAAAAAGCAATGGGATATGATGCGTGCTGAGTATCAAGCGAGAGGTGCCGGTGCTGACGCCAACGTGGCTATGGGAACTGAGCAGTCGCGGATTGCCAAAAGCAAAGCCGATGCCGGTAAATCCGAAATAGATGCCAACCAAGCGTTATGGAAGGCCGAAGAAGACCTTGTCACCAGCCCCGACCGCATAGCCAAAAGTCGCGCTGAAGCTCGTGGGGAACAAGCCAAAACTACTGGTTTGAACGCCGCAAACGAGCAGGCCGAACGCATGAACCCCGTGGAGTTGGAAACCGCCAAGACAAAGAACTGGGCAGACAAGGTGAAAGCCGGTATCGACGCACGAGCTAGTTCCGGCGGCGGCATGAAACCCGGCGAAAAGGCGCGTCTGAGTTTGGCAGAGAGGAAAGATGTCTCAGCCGTCCTAGACAAGGTCAACGAAGCGCTGTATGCGTATGGCGACAAGCCTCAATATCAGGCCGCTCTCAATTCGATGTCGCTGTTACCCTTTGACGTGGCACAAAGAGTTGTGGCGCAAGCGGCCGCCGATCTTGCCAATACACCTGCCACAAAGGACGAAAAAGCCGTTGCTAGGCGACAGTCTTTGGAAACCTTCCTGAAGATAGCACAGACGCAAATGAAGGCGAGACAGGCCACAGAGCAGGAAGAAGGCGGCTTGACAACCGGAATGCCAGCACAACCTCCGGCCCAAGCAACTCCTGCACAGCCTGCACAACCCCCTGCTTCGCCGCTGTCTGAAGCCCAGATTCAGGACCAAGTGCGAAACGGGCCTCCGCCTGTTTCGCCAGTCAGGCCCGGACAAGCTCCGACGCCCGGACCCATGATGGCACCGCAGACAAAGGCTACACCACCGACGCTCAGACCGCCAGGGCCACAGGCACCGTCGCCACAAGCCGGACCCAAGGTATCGGCAATGGCCTCGGGTGGGGACACCAACGAACTGACGCAAGCCATTATGACGATGCTTCGCAATAATCTCATCACGAGGGAGCAGGCGAAGCAACTGGCGGGGCAATCTGGACTCTAAATCCATGTCTATCTACGACGAAATAGACCGAGTCGCGCTCGAAATGGAACAAAACCAGGCACCACCCGCCGGGCTCAATGCTATTCAACCACCGCCTCAGTCATTCTGGGATGAGATCGAAAAGGCCGCCAAGGAAGCAGAGTCATGGGGTCAACCCGCTCCCGCATCGGGCCGACAGCCATCTCCCGGTATTGCCGCCGAGATAGACCGAATCGCTCAGGAAGCCGAATCTCTCGCGCCCCGCACCAAGCAGGCTGTGTCCGAAGTGCCGGACACCTCACCGGCCGCCCCGTCGGCTCCACAGCCTGCACCTTTTCAGCCGTTCGGCCCGATAAAGAGCGACAGCGACGCCAGCATGGGGCTGATGGAACGCTTTGCGCCGGGTAAGCCTCAGCCGAGTCCGGCACCTTCCGAGCCCGGTATTGCTTCGACTGACCTGCTCGCCCGCGCCAAGACGGAAGACATTGGCAAAGTGATGCACGAAATCCGTGTCGCCGAAGCCACAAGCGGTATTGGTGGATTCCTCAAGCAGATACCGCGCACCGTCAACAGGGCGTTGCAACAGGAAAAAGCCGACCGTTTGAGGACACAGGCGTTCTTAACCGATACGTCCAAAGACGAAGCCCGCCGATACGAACAGTTGCTTGCGGATCTGGAATACAGAGAACCTTCCGGCGTTGCCAAGACCGGCTTGGGCAAATCCTTCCTTAGCGCATTGGGTTCCTCGACCAGAATGGTTCGTGGATTAGGCGAAGGCGCGGTCATGGGTGGAACATTGGCTGTTGGGTCAGCTTTACTTGGCGCTCCCGAACTGGCACCGGTGGCGTTCAAGTGGGGCATGACCGCGGGCCAGCTCGAATACTGGATGAACCAGGCTACTGCCGACATTGACCGCGGCATGGAATCGGCTGGCGTTGATCCTCGTATCGCCAAGCCGCTTACGCTTGCCGGAGCCGGTATCTATACGGGCATTGAATTCGTCAACGACAACATCAACTGGGTTCCCGGTCTTGGCCCCGTGGCAAGCAAGTTCACTGGCAAGATCAAGAGCGCGTATCTTCGGAAGCTAATTGATTATGGCGTACAGGTAGTCAAGGAGTCGGGCGAGGAATTGGGTCAGACGGGTACGGAAGAGGGATTTATTCTCTTGGGCCGCGTCCTTGACGATCTGGTTGCGACCAAGGAAATCCCGCGAGCAGTTGCCAATATCTACAAAAACAGCGTTCAGGCATTCACGCAATCCGTGCCGTCAATGATGTGGCTTGGTGGCGGCAACCTCGCGGCCAGTGCGGCAATCGACCTCGCGCAGAAGACTCAGCAGGGCAAGCAGGCTGTGCAGAAGGCCGTCATTGATTCTGTGCAACAGAACATGCCGGAAGCCGCAGAAACCGAAGAATTCAATGCCGCAATGGCGCGACTTGCAAGGCTCAACGACTTGGAACAGAAAAGCATTGACCAAGGTTCCTTGTCCACAGAAGAAGCCCTTGAATTCGGGCAACTCAAGAATGTCACCGGACCCGCTGACACCGCGAATGTGCAACGCTTCATGATGGCGAACCGACTGAACCAGCTCGACGGCGCGCGGGAATCAGGTCGCGTATTGACCGTCAACGAACTCATAGAGATGGAAGAACTCCGCAAGGGCGCACCGCTTACCAAGGCCGAAGCCGCCATGAACGACAACATCGTGGATGGCAAGATCAAACTCGTAGAGGACGGTCGGGCCGATGAAGTCCGGGCCGCCGCACAGGAAGCCGAACAGCCGCCGGCCGCCGCAGTCCAGCAGGACCAAGAAGCCCCTGCTCCCGTCGCAAGATTGAGAATATCCGTGCCGATAGAGGCTTTGCAGGCCGAAAAGCAGGGACAAACCACATACCACGTCATGCCAGATGGCCGGGTAATAGCGGGCGTACAGCACGAAGGCGCATTGCCAGACACGGAATTCACGCTGGAACCCGGAGAACGCCTTGCCGATTACGTCAGGGCCGGTATTCCCGACGCTGAGATTGCCCAATTGCCCGTAGAACAGCCTATCGCCACCACCGATGCCCAATCGGCCACGGAAGCCCCCGTTGTCCAGCCCAGCGTTGAACTGGCTACTGCCACGCCAGCCGTGGAAGCAGAACAGCAGGTACGGGAACAGCCAACCCCCACCACTTTAATAGCACCGCGTCAGGTAGCCGGAGAACAACCGCCGACGACCGAGGTTATATTCCCGCCGCCGCAGGCCACATCTGCCGGTGCTGTTCTTTCAGAACCAGTGAAGCCCATTACGCCGCTCAGGAAGAAGGGCGAAGCGAGTCCTGCCCAGTTGGCGGCCCGCCAGAAGTTTGCCGAAGCGTCCAAGGCCCGTGCGGAAGCCAAGAAGGTCAAGATGCCGGTTCCGGTATCGCAGAGGGCCGAGACAGTTACGCCGCCCCCCGTTGCCGCCGAGGCCGTACAGAAGCCCGTAGCGTCTCAGGAAGCCGCTGGGGGTGAGGCCAAGGCACCGGAGTTGATGACGCCGGAGGAATGGAAGTCTATTCTTAAAGAAAGCGATGCTATGACG